GGTAGGTAAAGCTCTAAAAGATTATGACAGTGATCATATTGGTACACTTGAAATAGCAGTGGGGAGAACATAATGCCTTTTAATTCTAATATAACACCAGGTCGTCCTCCCGTATTGTGGAGTGAGGTCAACGATGCGTTTGTCAAAGTAAATGAAAACTTTGACATATTGGTAGCAACCATTGGTGACGGCAGTGGGCTAACTCCTATAGATTTTGCATCGCTAGATACCGATGTAACACCTTCTACGGACCTTGCATATGATCTAGGTGCTATTACTCACAAATGGGGAGCAGTGTTTACTGGGGAACATACCACAGTATCTCCGTTAAACGGCCTATGGGCTGGCAATGCTCAGGTCAAGGGTGTGGGATATACCATAAACCTACCAACCGGATCTACTGTGGGTGGAGATCCGATCACTGGTATAGGTGCTGATCTAATCATTGATCCAAATAAAACATTCTTCAAAGAAATACAGGTCAACAACGATCTATCAGTGGTAGCTACCATGTTTGGCGACACAGTGAATTTCTTGTCGGGATCTGGCGTGGGACTAGCAGTAAGCTCAGGCGCAGATTCAATCACATTCTCAAACACCGGCATACTTAGTGTAGCAGCAGGTTCAGGAATAACTTCTGCCACAGTCAGCGGTGTGGCTACAATAACCAATGCAGGAGTACGCAGTCTACAAAGTACCACTGCATTGCCTTCCGGTAGAACCACAGGTGCTGGTATTAATATCAACGGCTCGACCGGTGATAATCTAAGAGTAACCAACACTGGTGTTATTAGTATATCTTCCGGTGTGGGTATCACAGTGAGCTTGGATGCGGCCACAGGCGACGTAACAGTGACCAACTCAGCACCTGCTGGAAATACTTTTGCTCAGGTTGAAGTTAATGGAGATTCAGCTAATAGATTAGTTGCTGACGCTGCCAGTGACGTACTAAACATCAACAGCGGAGACGGTATCACACTGACTAAGACTGTTGGAACAGACACATTGACTATTGCAGTTAATCCAGCGTTTGATCTCAAAGGAAGCGTGTTTGGTGATGACAGCTCAGTTATTGTCAACGCCATAGATCGAGTGGTAACTGCTGCTGGGGGATTCATTGGAAACCTAACTGGCAACGCTGATACCGCTACATTGGCAACCACAGCAACCGCAGCAACTACAGTGACACTGGTCGCAACTAATTCAACAGCTGCCGCACACTTTATTACATTCGTTGACACAGCAACAGGCAACGAAAATGTAAGAACAGATACTGATCTCACTTACAATCCAAGTACAAATACCTTGACTGCAGGGACACTAGCCACAGGGTCATTGACCATTACTGGCAGCACCATAGGCACCACAGATTCAAGCGGTATTATCGTTAATGAGTTAACAACATTCAACACAGATGTAATATTCGAAAACGACATATCTGTGCTGCAACGGTTAACGGTGCAGGGAAGCAGAGTTATGAATTTAAGTGATATAAAATCTATTGTGGCGGCCAGCACGAGCTTTGCTGATTTCCAAGCAAAAATAGCAGCAATGGTATAACGGAGCGATAAATGGCAAAACAGAATATCAACGTAGGTACCGCAGCTAACGACAAGAAAGGCGATAGCCTGCGAGCTGCCTTTGTAAAAGTCAATGCTAACTTTTCTGAATTATACACTGCACTGGGATTAGACGTTGCTCCTTTAAATCTTGGTGCATTTGAATTCACCGGAAGCACTATCAGCACCACAGACAGTACCGCCATAGTCATTGATCAGGCTGTTACAGTCTCCAGCGATTTAACTGTGGGTGGAGACATTGTTGCAAGTAATATCAAACAGGTAACAAGTACAGCTGGATTGAAACAAGTTTATTTTGATCCTGTTACTGGACAGTTAGTCGCTGTAATTTAAGTTAAATATACTAAAGAGAGCGCATAATGACAATTCAAACAATTAATATCGGCAATGTGGTAAATGATGGTCTAGGCGATGATCTACGCACGGCCTTTGAAAAAGTAAATGCCAACTTCGCGGATCTAAGCACTCAGCTAACTATCACTGCTACCAACGTTGGTGCAACTGGTGTGGGTGTTTTCAAAGAAAAAATAGGTGCTGATCTAAAATTTAAAAAACTAGTATCTGGCACTAAGATACTGTTGAGTGAAAACACAGATACCATCACTGTTAATAACACAGCTCCAGATGCTTTTATCAGGATAGACACAGATGCTGGAGTCATGTTGGCCAGCACATATCAACAGATCACTATGGCAGGCACAGCTGCTCCGGGTTCTACCACCAGCCGCAAAGACATCGAAGTCACTGCATTTGGTTCTACCATGAGTTTCAAAACCATTATACCTGTGACTGATATACTTGAATCCTACGACTTCGGAACCATCAACGGATCATTTACCAATGCCATGCAAGTAGCTCTACAATCTGCAAACATAGATTTTGGCACTGTTCTACTGCCTGGACGCATAGATCTGGACTGCGGCACAATTGTCTAAGGATTGATCACATGATAACATGGATCACACCCGCAGGCAGTCTAGGCTTACTCACAGAACGAATATCCATTGATATTCAATTACAGGCCACTACCAATCTCGCAGCCACTGTCACTTATGGTTTGATTGCAGGTTCCTTGCCTCGAGGACTTAAACTGATCAATGGTGCGATCAAAGGTTCGCCTACTGAAGTCAAAGTCTATACAGAAAGTAGATTTGTGATTCGTGCATCAGATGGTGTAGACATAGAAGACCGAACTTTCAAACTCGCGGTAGATGGCAGCGACAGGCCCATATGGCTCACACAGGAAGGTTTTCTCAATGTGGGTGAAGCAGAGGCTTATTTTGTGTTAGACAATGCTCCGGTCAACTTTCAACTGGAAGCACGTGATTCTGATCTCATAGCTGGCGGTACCTTAGAATACTATCTCATGCCCAACGGTGGTGTGTTGCCACCAGGTCTGAATCTTAGCAAGAGTGGATTGATATCAGGTTTCACTGATCCCATATTTGCTGTGGAATATACTTTGGAAACCACAGGCGGCTATGATACTGCTCCCTTAGATGTGTTTCCCATAGACTTTGTAGAAGCTCGCAGCAATGGCTACGATACATTTGTGTTCGACAGTTTTACGTTTGACTACAATGAGCCTAGTAGAACTCCCAGACGTCTCAGCAGGATCTATAATTTCATAGTAGCCGTCACCGACGGAGTGTATACAGAAACCAGACTGTTTAAAATCTATGTGGTCACTGAAGAGTTCCTGCAGGCTGATAACTCTTTGATTCAAGTAGATACCAATATATTTCAAGCCGATGCCAGCAGCGATCGTGTGCCGGTATGGATCACTGGCAGCGATCTTGGACGATTCCGAGCCAATAACTATGTGACCATATTCTTAGATGTCTACGATCCGCCGACACTAAGCGGTACTATCACATACTTCCTGTTACCTACCAATCCTGATAACACACCTAGTCAACTGCCTCCGGGCATGGCCTTAGACACTTCCACTGGCGACATAGCAGGGTCTGTGCCTTATCAAGCTAGAATTTCTAGAGATTATACATTCACAATCCGTGCGGTAAACTATCCCGCAGCCCTGGCCTATACATCATATGCATACAAAGGTTCTTGGAATAATTCCACCACTTATAAAATCAATGATGCTATAGAGTTTGTCGGAGTTACATATATTTGTGTACAAGATCATCTTAATAGACTGCCTACAGATCAAGATTACTGGCGAGCTGGCACATCAAAGACTGAAAAGACTTTTACTGTAACTGTGATCGGCGAAATTGAAAGTGCTGTTGAATGGATCACCGACAGCGACCTAGGCACTATTAAACCTAATACAGCCAGTGACAAAGTTATAGAAGCTTCTAGTTTACTTTACGGTGGCAGGATCGCCTATGAATTTGTGTCAGGCACCTTGCCCCCAGGGTTGACATTTTTACCTACTGGCATTTTACAGGGCAAGGTCAAACAATTCGGAGACGATACCGGTTCGGGATTAAGTAGATTTTTTGAACGCACAGACAGTCTTGCTCCTGCAGAAGACAGTTCTACACTGAGCAAAGATTTTTCTGCTGTGTTCGACGGTGCTACTACATCGTTTGATCTCAAGTTTACTTTTACCATCAAAGCCAGAGACAGTGTAAATTTTGCCACAGTGAATCGCACATTCACGCTCACTGTGCGTGTAGAAAACAATCAATCTTTTGCCAACCTTTATGTCAGAGCGTTCCAAACTAAATCTAAAAGATTGGCCTGGTATAATTTCATCACCGATGCTGTGATTTTCCGTTCTGCTGATTTATATCGATACGGTGATGCAAACTTTGGAGTCCAGACTGATCTCCGAGTGTTGATATATGCGGGAATAGAAAGTGTGGCTGCTGTGAAATATGTACAGGCCATGAGCAGAAATCACTATCAAAAGCGATTGAAATTTGGTAGTCTTAAAACTGCCAAGGCCAAAGATCCTGTAACCCAGGAAACCATATACGAGATAATCTATGTAGACATCGTAGATGATCTAGAAAAGAACGGTCGCAGCATCAGTCAAACTGTTAATTTGTCTAATAACATTAACAGCAAAGTATTGATTAGTTATGACAGCATCAAAATAGACAGCGACATTCCGTTGGTCAGTGACAGCGATCATCAGCGAGTATTTCCTAACAGTATTAAAAACATGCGATCTCGTATCGGAGCAGTAGGAGATAGAGATAGAGAATTTCTACCCTTATGGATGCGTAGTATCCAAGATCAATCAAGCTACGAAACTGGGTACGTGCATGTTTTGCCCTTGTGCTACTGTATTCCTGGTACTGCACAGAATGTAATGGCAAGAATCAAGGCCAGTGGATTTGATTTTAAAACCATTGACTTTGTAGCAGATCGCTATATAATAGATATTATAGACGGAGAAATAGAGGATAAATACCTTGCATTCCCGCAACGTGGAGAAAAATTACCTTGACAAGCCTTATCAATTTCGCAGCAATAAATGAAAACTTTCCTGTAGCTGGGCAGGACAACGACACGCAGGTGTTTAGAGATAACTTTGATACTATCAAAACCAACTTCTCAACTGCTAAAACTGAGATCACTGACCTACAGGATAATGCAGCTAGGACCGATGGGGACAACGATTTCCTATATAACATCGTGGGATCTGTCACCCTCAATGATGCATATCTACGTAAAAAAGACTACGGTGCTGCTATTGTAGCAGGCACCCAGGATGTCAGCTTCAAACAGGCCATGTATCATGTGATCAAGTTCGGAGCCAATACCAGTTTGTCATTTTCTGAATTTCCTACTGGAGCAGTGGATATCACAGGGCTTGGCCAGGTTGGTAAAGCTACCTTAGAACTCTACGGTGATGGTGTTGCTAGAACCATAACGTTTACCACCAGCGGCGGTACCGTAATCAAAAAATCTCCAGGATTTCCAGGATCGGTTACAGTAACATCAGCCACTAACCCTGTTATCATTGAAGTATGGCGACACAGTGCTACTGTGATTTTCATGAACTATCTAGGATTATACAGCTAATGTTCCATCCTTTGTGTGGTGACTTGTCCGGATTCAAAGATCAAGAAATCGAAAATCGCTTGATTGAATTGAATAAAAAATATTATGCTGCGGCAAGAATGGGCAGCAGAGATCTCTTGACACAGCTATCTACTTTTGTTACAATATATAGAGAAGAACTCGCAATGAGGCATGCTCAAAAATTGAAACAGACAGATAGCGATTTAGGTCAATTGATCAATGTGGACTAATACTACTCAACAACTTGTACAAGGTGTAATGCGGCACGGACCAGATATACTGGAACATTGTCAGACCTCTGATGATCTAAATCAATATATCAGTCGTTTACAGCAAGAACACCTAAATTATCCGATACCTCCACAAAATATAGATACCACAGATTGGTTTATACCTTACGAATATAAAACCATGGATATTTTAGATTGGTTATATCAGCGGTGCCCGACTCCCGAAATTCGAGAACGAGTTGTTGAGGAGTTGAGATTATTTGCCAAGCATGATATGATTCCTGTGTTGAAAACCATGAAATATGTAGTTGACACATTGAGAGCCAATAATGTGGTATGGGGAGTAGGAAGAGGCAGTTCGGTGGCCAGTTATGTGCTATTCATAATTGGCGTACACAAAATAGACAGTGTTAAATACAAGCTACCGATTAACGAATTCTTTAAAGGAGAATAAGATGGGAAAAGTTTATACCTCTATGAGAGGCAAAGAAATTGACATGGAAAAGATGAGCTTGAGATTTGAAAAAACTCCAGCTGTAGGTAATATGAAAGTCAACGCTCGCGGTGACGAAATTGGCGAAGGTGGCAGAGTCGTACGCACACGCGAACAAGTGCTGGCAGACTATTATGCACAGAATCCCAATGCATTGCGTGAGGAAGTGGCTGCTCGCAGCAACAAGAAATAAGGTAAACTATGTTTAATCTCGAAGCACGACACATGCAGGTTCGTCCCCTGTCAAAGGACCTTCTTGTTATCAACATGGACATGGGCGAGATGACAACTTCAGGCGGCATTGTTATTGCCAGCGATGACGGTAAAGCACATGGTGTTAAACCACGTTGGGCTCAAGTTTATAAAATCGGGGATAGTTGCGATCTCGATGTCAAGGTCGGACAATGGGTTCTTATTGAACACGGCCGCTGGACACGTAAGATCAAAATCAACGACGGTGACGGTGACAAAGAATTTCAAAAAGTCGAAGTGAAGTCTGTTATGGCAGTTGCCGACCAAAGACCAAATGATTTTTATATTGGACAGGAATTTTCAAACGGATCGAGTATGAATATCAATCCAGAAGATTTCATGCCAGGAAACTTATCTAAGATCAGCTAATGGGATTCAAGAAAAACTGGGAAGTGGGTGATATCACTTCCCAAGTACACAATCTCGCCAGAGAAATATCTAGTCCGTACAATGACGGATACACACAATGGCACTGCAAACAAGATCTCTATCAGATCAAACAACTTGTAGATCAAGCTCTATCCAAGGCACCACATTTCGGAGAATTGGAGCAGGAGTGGTTGCAAACACAAGAAAAAAAGCATATAATAAAAATATTAAAGTCTTAGAGAGATATTATGACAAATCCATTTCGTGATCAAGAAAAATTCATGCGGGCCTGCGATCAAGCAGTAGATCAAGCAGACACAGATCAATTCAACATGTATCTTGGGTTGATTGAAGAAGAAGCCGAAGAACTCAATCAAGCCATCATGAACAAGGATCGTGTAGAAATTCTAGATGCTCTTGTTGACATGCTGGTTGTGACCATCGGTGCTATTCACTCAGCCGGGTTCGATGCCGAAGGTGCGTGGAAAGAAGTCATGAGCACTAACTTTGCCAAGATTGATAAAAAGACCGGTAAAGTAATTAAACGTGAAGATGGAAAAGTTCTCAAGCCTGATGGTTGGACTCCTCCAAATCTCAATAATTTTTTGACCAAACACAAAGGCTAACACAATGAAAGAACTATGGGTAGAGAAGTATCGTCCGAAAAAGATGGAAGGATATGTGTGGCGAGATGCCGCACAACGTAGACAGGTCGAAACATGGGTAGCTGAAAAAAGTATTCCTCATTTATTACTGAGTGGTCCTCCGGGCATTGGTAAAACCACAATGGCCAAGATTCTAGTTAATGAAATTGAAATCCTCGATGCCGATGTGCTGGAAGTAAACGCCAGTAGAGAAACTGGTATTGATTTTATACGCAATAAGATAGTGCCATTTATCAGCAGTATTGCTTGGGGTGCCTTTAAAGTGGTGCTGTTAGACGAAGCAGATCGTTTGAGTCCACAGGCACAAGATTCATTGAAAGGTATTATAGAAGAATACAGCAATTATGCTCGTTTCATCTTAACCTGTAATAATCCTAACATGATTGTGCCTGCACTACACAGTCGTTGTCAACAATGGCATTTCTCAAAACTAGATCAAACCGAATTTACAGCTAGAGCCGCTACTGTATTGGTTGAAGAAAACATTGAATTTGATCTAGAAACTCTAGATATGTATGTGTCTACTACCTATCCGGATCTACGCAAATGTCTTAACCTACTTCAACAGAACACCAATGATTCTAAACTGCATAGTGCTACCAAAGAAGATGTAGGTTCTGCAGAGTGGAAGTTTGACATGGTCGAATTATTTAGAGCAGGTAAAATACAAGAAGCACGTAAGATGTTGTGTGGCAAACTACGTGCAGAAGAAATGCAAGAAGTATTTGTATGGCTGTACAATCATTTAGATATTTTCGGTGCAGAAGAAAATCAAGATAAGGCCCTGCAGATTATTAAGCAAGGTCTGGTTGATCACACATTAATCATTGATCCAGAAATTAATCTAGCTGCCACACTGGTTAAATTATCAAAGATCAATGTCGGATAAAAAATCTAATCTTGCTAAAGGTAGAAATAGTTTTGATGCTGATATAGGCGGAACATTGATACCGTTCTTTAATAGAAATGTATCGGAGTATCCCACAGAGGCAAGTGGAGTTAAATTTGATCTAGTTCCAGTAACCAAGCAAAAAGATCTCATGATAAATCATGCTAGGATGTATGCCCAGCAAGAGTATGATCGCATAGTAGAACTAGTTAGTGTATTAGAAAAACAAGCCCAGGCCATTAAACGTAGATTAGAAATCACAGACGCTGTTCATGCTGCGGTATATCAGTTTCAACCTGTTATGGGCAACATCTATTGGTTGGCGTGGGACAAAAGAAAGCAGCACACATTATTAACTCAGAATGGTCCCAACGACTGGTCGAGCAGTGCTCCAGAAGACTACGAATACCAAGCTCGGGTAAAGTACATGGGTGACCATACTTGGATGGAAATAGATCAAGAAGGAAATAATACAGATGGATAATAGATATATGATAGTGAAATACATCAAGAAGCCAGATGGCAAATATGATGAAGTCACTGAATTTAAAAGACACTACAGAAGCACAGACCTTCAAATGTCTAAGGTAATATTGAATCTCGAAAAAAGAACAGTGGTCAAAAACGGTCTCAATCCTGATGCAGGATATGATGATATGATCGAGTTTTACAAAAGAGTACTAGGGGATCGCTTGACCCCCTATCTCCCTAAAGATTAACAGTCACCGTAGATTGATAATATCTCCTTAACAGCTTCGTGACGTTCGACATCCTGAACATCAAATTTTACTAGGTCTACATATCTGTGGCCTTGGAAGTTATTATATAATTCCAAGAATTCTAATAGGCCGTTGTTGCTAGGGCGGTCAGCCTGTTGTAGGTCTCCCGTAACTACCATTTTGCTGCC